CCCAGTGATGTGGAATCAATTCTTAATGCAAAAGATCTACCTCGTAAACGATAATTTAATTTTTCTGTAAACTGCTCAACAGGGCTCGTGGCGGACCTTTGAGCCGTGCCTTGTGTGCTTTCATTAAAGTTCGCACCCGGATTGTTTCTTGACTTCATAGTAAACGCTACATCAGGGTTAACACTAGTAGACCCGTTAAATGTAATATCTGGAATAACTTGCTTCAGTGATACAAACTTGTCACCATCACCTATATCAATAGCTGAAGACTCAATAAATGAGGTCATAGCAGAACCATCATCATCAAACCCCACCTCATGGTTATAAAGCAATGAAGCGCCAGTTGCCTGTGGTAAATCTCTTATACCTCTGTCAATCCACGCATCTCTTGCTAATGTTCCGTAATACCAAACTTTTTCTAAATAATTATAGGCAACATATTTATCTATCTGCGTACCAGCGGACGATGGAT